GATCGGGAGTGAGATTGTCCCTGTTTATTTGTTGTCAAGTGTTGACAGATAGACAGATGTATGAAAATAACCCTAAGTGGTTGATACTGCTAAGGAAAACTATTTTCCTGTCAATGCATACAGTATGTAAGCTATTGATCTATAAGGGAAAGTTCCTGTACGGGCTTTTAAGGGGCTACCCTATACGATTACATGGGTTAGACACATAACGCCTTAGACAGCCATACAGAGCCTCTGAGCGGGTAGTGCGATTTGTCAAGGTTTTTTTATATCTGTATGATGCACCCGTTGCTATTAACAAGTGAGGTGGATAATGGGAAAGACACGGGACGGACTGACAGCCAAGCAAATGCACTTCGCAAGGTGCGTGGCATCAGGCATGTCACAGTCGGCGGCTTATCGTGAGGCGTTCGATGTGGCCGAGGGTAGCAAGACTGCGACACACCGAGAGGCGGCTAGTCGGCTAATGGCGAGGGCTGATATCAAAGCAAGGGTCGATGGGCTAATAGCGCAGAGAGAGCGGTCAATACTTGCTTCCTCGCTCTCTGATAAGGAGAGAGTGCTAGACAAGCTTCGCCACTGGATGGATCACGCAGAGTCCGGTGACAGCAATAAACTCAGGGCGTCAGAATTGTTGGGCCGTAGCGTAGGCTTGTTCAAAGACGTAATCGAAACCAGCGAGAGCCGATCGAGCGACGAGTTACTCGCAGACCTTGAAGCGATGATTGAAGCATCAGCCGATGACCAGCCAGACGCAGAGCAATCGGATGATCTGGCCGATTCCGCTGGACCTACCATCATGCATTGACCCACCCCCACCCCCCCCTGAGCGAGCGGCGTGCCATATATCTATATACATAGTAAAACGCTCAAAAAATCACTAAAATTTGGCCTGTCTTACCCGTAATCTGTCTAAAACAGGGGGGATTTTTCCTAGAAAAACGGCTTGGAGTCCCACCCCACCCCCTATTTTTCTAAAAAATGCCCTAAATGTGGAAAATTACCAAAAAAACAGCAAAAAACCCTGTCTTACTGTAGACATGTTCTTGTCAAGGGGGTATATTCTCTACAATCCGGGGGAATTTCTACCCCTAGAACAGTCCTAGTACTAGAACAGTCCTAGCTTAGTACCGTTCTACTAGTGCTTTTCAACTGTTTCCTTCCTATTTTTTTTTATTTATAGATTTAAGTAAGTCTAGACAGGTCTATGCTTTCTTAGGGGAATGCTGTGTCTGAATTTAACAGGAGCCTATAGTGGCAGTCACTAAAGAACAGGTTAACCAGATTTATGGCCAGCTATTAGGCCGGTCGGGACAAGATCAATACCTGCAAAACTGGGCAGATTCCGGCATGACTCTGGATGAAATCCGCGCTGGCGTCGCAAACAGCCCGGAAGGGCGGCAATATGCTCAATCACAGAGCACGTCAGCGGGAACTGCTGGCGGTCCAACTGCTGGCGGAACAACTGCTGGCGGAACAACCACTGGTGGCGAGGCAGATCCTATTCCAGACTCGGTATACAAGCCACCGGTAACAACGGCAGAAGTAAACGCATTATACAAACAGTACCTTGGCAGGGACGGAAACCCGATGTACCTGCAACAGTGGGTTGATAGCGGCTATGACCTTGATCGACTTGCATTTGAAATTGCCAATTCCCCAGAAGGTATAGCGTACAGGGAAAACACGTCTCAAGATCCGGGTGACCCTGATCCAAACGGAAACGGCGGCGATGGCGGCGGCGATGGCGGCGGCAACAATGACAGCGTTCTAGAGGCCATAAGGGCACAGCAAGCGGCGTATGCGGCACAACAACAAGCCCTTATGGACCAACTTGCCGCGCAACAACAGGCACAGCAAGACATGTTTTCTCAGTATGGGCAATCAGCAAAAGGCGGAACCGGCCAGCAAGGGCCGATGTTTTCAAACGAAAGCGCTGGTGGAACAGGCATCCAGCCGCCACCAAACCCATATGGGCAGAACCCCTACTCGGGCGGATATGGCCCAAGCCCACTATCGGTTGCGCAGAACCCCTACTCATCCGGATATGGCATGGCCAATCAATACATGCCCCAGACTGGCCTACTAGGGCCATCAGGGTTCGGCGGATATGGCGGATACAGCCCCTACGGAGGCGGCAAGGGCGGAGACTATGCCCCAGCGCGTCCCATGATGGGCAAGGGTCGCCCCTACTCAACTGGCATGATGCGCGGAATGGTGCCCGGAGCGCCAGACGATGCGGTGAGACCTCCACTTCCGACTGGAACAACAGGCTATGAAGATGCTGACCCCGTTGCTGACTCCGCATACGGGACTGAAAACACCGGTACAGGCCCGATGGGGGGGAAGGATAGGTTTGCCATGACCGGCGGACCCAGACCATTCTTTGATCCTCGCAACGTAGATTCCAGCTTTGATCCAGCTAGCGACCCCACCCCTCAGACCCCCAAGACATCTATGCCCTTCCCTACTCCGGTGGGGGATGTATTTCCGAGGCAAGCTCCGAGGTTCCCCTCCTATGGCGGCAAGGGCGGCTATCAGCAACCAATGTATCAGCGCCCCATGTACCAGCCAATGGGCGGGTATTATGGTGGAGGCTACTACCGTTAATGCGGCGTAACTACCGCAAGGAATACGACAACTACCACTCCCAGCCCACCCAAAAGAAGCGTCGCGCCCAACGTAACGCGGCGCGAAAAATGATGGAGGAGGGCGGCAAAGTTAAGAAGGGCGACGGCAAAGACGTGGCCCATAAGAAGCCCCTGTCAAAAGGCGGGTCAAACAAGAAGTCCAACCTCAAGGTGGCTTCCGCATCCAAAAACAGATCATTTAAGCGGACTAAAACAGCCCGGATGGCATAATGTCAGAGATCCTCTCGCCTGATCTAGCCAAGCGGCTAAAGGGCGCATCGCCAGAAGTTAAGCTGAAGGCGGCAGAATTACTGGAACAGGCCAAGCAGGCCCAGAAGATTGAAGACGCCCGAAGCACCTTTATGGGCTTCGTCAAGCACACATGGCCTGCATTTATTGAAGGTCGGCACCATAAAATCATGGCAGAGTCGTTTGAGCGCATCGCCAAAGGCGAATTAAAGCGTTTAATCATCAATATGCCGCCTCGACACACCAAGTCGGAGTTTGCGTCGTTTCTGCTACCGGCATGGTTTTTGGGCCAGTTTCCAGAGAAAAAGATCATCCAAACGGCCCATACGGCTGAATTATCGGTGGGTTTTGGCCGGAAAGTCAGGAACTTAGTGGACTCGGACGACTTTAAGAAGGCGTTCCCCACACTCCAGTTGAGGTCTGATTCAAAGGCCGCGGGACGCTGGAGCACCAACAAAAACGGCGAATACTTCGCTATCGGTGTTGGCGGCGCGGTGACAGGTAAAGGTGCAGACCTTTTAATCATCGATGACCCTCACTCGGAGCAGGAGGGCCAGTCGGCAGACCCTGCTGTCTTTGACAGAACCTATGACTGGTACACATCAGGACCACGACAGCGTCTCCAACCGGGGGGTGCTATCGTGATCGTGATGACCCGCTGGCACATGCGGGATCTGACAGGAAAGATCATTAAATCCTCCACCCAGCGAGTAGGAACCGATGAGTGGGAGGTGATTGAGTTTCCGGCAATCATGCCATCAGGTAAACCCCTGTGGCCTGAGTTCTGGAGCCAAACAGAGCTAGAGGCTCTGCGTAGCGAACTGCCCTCTTCCAAGTGGAATGCGCAGTATCAGCAAAACCCAACCGCCGAAGAAGGCGCACTAATTAAACGCGAGTGGTGGAAAAGGTGGGAGCACGACTATCCGCCCCAGTGTGATTTCGTGATTCAGTCATGGGATACAGCGTTTCTGAAAACTCAACGAGCCGACTACTCAGCTTGCACAACGTGGGGCGTGTTTTATCACCCCGACGACGACGGCGTTACACAGCCGAACATCATCCTGTTGGATGCCTACAAAGAACGGTTGGAGTTCCCAGAGCTGAAAAAAACAGCCTTTGAAATGTGGAACGAGATGCAACCCGACGCCTTCATAGTAGAAGGAAAGGCGGCTGGAATGCCGCTCATATTTGAGTTACGCGCTATGGGTATCCCGGTATCGGAATACACACCATCGCGTGGAAACGACAAGATAGCTCGCGTCAACGCTGTAGCTGACTTGTTTGCCTCTGGCGTGGTATGGGCGCCAGAGACCCGATTCGCCGAGGAAGTCATCGAAGAGTTCGCCGCGTTCCCCGCTGGGGAGCATGACGACCTCGTTGACTCCTCGACGCAGGCTCTTCTCCGCTACCGGCAGGGTGGCTTTGTCGCCCTCCGGACAGACGAAGAAGACGAATTCGATCCCTATTCAAGGGTCGCCAACTACTACTGAGGAGCTTATGGCTTTTCTGCAAAGCAATATCCCGCACTTCAAGTGCTGGGTTAGGCGTGAGTACACGCACAACCATAGTAAATACCACGGAGAGTTCTTGCATGCGATGGTAATCGCTGTGACAACTATGCCGTGTAGGTGCTTGAGTTTTCAGATAATTTTTACTGGCGCCGAGACCTACGACACCGACGAGACGAATGTTCACGGTGGCGCAATGTGGGCAAGAATGCCGATTACCGCACTGGTTGGAGACACTCCATTTGATGAGTGGCCAGAGCCAATGCCGGTCTACGCGGCACAGCCTTGGGACTGTTCGTCCAGAGAGCACAGTGTCTATGTGCTGGACAGAGCAACCCCATGCCCTTGGATTGCCAAGATAGACGGTAATTTCTATCCCGCGAAGTATATGTTCACGGTGGACTACACCGACAACGAAATCGCAGATGATCCTGCCCAGCACAAGCAGAGCCATGTGATGGAGTTGTTAGATGCAGGCCCGTGGACCGGAAACATAGTGGCCTTGCCAAATAACCGTGTCAGGGTGACACACCCAGCATGGTTCTCGACAGGCGAGGGGGCACCAGATTTTAGGCCGTCTCAGCACATCCACTATTCCAAGTCGGATTTGGACTACACGCTGGACGTAAACAGAGTATTCGACAACTTATATGCAGGTGATCGCGATGATGCGTAAGCAGTCCAAGGTGATGCGTAAGCAGTCCAAGGTGTATGCCGCTGGCGGCAAGGTCAAAACAAAAACCCATCCAGATGGCTACAAGTACAAGAAGGGCGGCAAACTTGAGATGGTCGAAAAGGACGGTGCAAAGGTGCCCTTCTTCGCGGCTGATGGCAAAGGCAAGATGATGGCGGGCGGTATGGTCCCTAAGTCCAAGGGCTACTTCAAAGGCGGCAGGGTCATGAGCAAGATGAACACCAAAGGCGGGAAGAAGGGCGGAAAAGGCTAAGTGGCTATTGACCGGCTTGCACAGCCCTTTGACGCGCCAGAGGGCGAAGATCTAGAGATCGTGGTCGAAAACCCCGAGTCTATCAGCATGATGGACGAAGATGGCGGTGTGATTATTGATTTTAGCCCCGATGCCTCTGAGCGGATGGGGGTCCGGCACGACTCAAACTTGGCTGAGTTTATGGGTCAGGCGGATCTTGATGTCTTGTCAAGCGAGCTTGTTGCTCAGTTTGAGGCAGACAGAAACAGCCGCGCAGACTGGGAAGACGCTTATATCCGTGGTCTTGACTTGTTAGAATTAAAGTTTGAGGACCGATCCACCCCGTGGGAGGGCGCCTGTGGTGTATTTCACCCAATGCTGTCCGAAGCGGTTATCCGGTTCCAAGCCCAAACAATACAAGAGATTTACCCTGCTAGCGGGCCGGTCAAGACTTCTATCGTCGGGAAAATCACCGATGACAAGACAAAACAGGCGCACAGAGTTGAGAACTACCTCAACTACCTGATTACACAGCGCATGACTGAGTATCGGACGGAAACGGAAAAACTGTTGTTTTCTCTGCCGATTGCCGGATCTGCGTTCCGCAAGGTGTATTTCGACCCCAACATGGATCGTCCTTGCGCAATGTTCGTTCCGGCAGAGGACTTTGTGGTGAGCTATGGCGCGTCAGACCTGACGACGTGCGAGCGTGCTACCCACATAATGAAGAAAACTTCCAACGAAATCAGGAAGTTGCAGGTTGCAGGGTTCTACAGCAACATCGACCTCCCGCCGCCCGCTCCGGACATTTCGGAGATTCAGCAGAAGTACAACAGGCTGACAGGGGACTCGGAAAACTACGAGTTTGACAACCGTCACGTCCTGCTTGAGATGCACGTCGATATCGACCTTGTCGGATTTGAAGACACAGATCGCGGAGAACCTACGGGCATTGCGTTGCCGTATGTGGTTACTATTGACAAGTCATCAAGAACAATACTTGCAGTTCGGCGCAACTGGTACGAGGACGACCCCAAGAAGCTAAAGCGGGATCATTACGTCCATTACCAATACCTGCCCGGACTGGGCTTCTACGGCTTTGGTCTAGTGCATATGATTGGCGGACTGTCCAAGTCAGCTACATCACTGCTGAGACAGCTTGTAGACGCCGGAACGCTTGCCAACCTACCGGGGGGATTGAAATCTCGGGGCCTCAGAATTCCGGGTGATGACACTCCCATCATGCCCGGAGAGTTCCGAGACGTAGATGTTCCGGGTGGCGCAATCCGCGACAACATCTCGTTCCTTCCTTACAAAGAACCCAGCAACGTCCTATACCAGTTGCTTGGGGATATCGTGCAAGAAGGCCGGAGATTCGCATCAGCGGCGGATGTAAAAGCCTCAGATATTAATGGCGAAGCGCCGGTTGGCACCACGCTTGCTGTGCTTGAGCGAGAGATGAAGGTGATGAGCGCGGTTCAAGCCCGTGTTCATGCCGCTGTTTCGCGTGAGCTAGGTATTTTGACCGAGATCGTTCGGGATTACGGGCCGGGAGTCTACCCGTATGAGACTGAAGACGATCAGGTAATGATCGAAGATTTTGATGATCGGGTAGATATTATTCCGGTCAGCGACCCAAACGCGGGAACAATGGCCCAGCGCATTATGCAGTATCAGGCGGCACTACAGCTTGCCACGTCCGCGCCGCAGATGTACGACATGCCTCTTCTTCACCGACAGATGCTAGAGGTTCTGGGCATACAAGACGCAGACAAGATCGTCCCCACAGAAGACGACCTAAAGCCGACAGACCCCGTTACCGAGAATATGAACATCTTGAACGGCGACCCCGTTAAGGCGTTTATCTATCAAGACCATGAGGCACACATCCAAGTGCATATGGCGGCAATGGAAGACCCAGAAATACAAAAACTAGCGGCCAAGTCGCCAAAGGCCAAGGTCATGCAAGCGGCAATGGCCTCTCACATTGCAGAGCACGTCGCATTTGCGTATCGCGCCAAGATAGAAAAAGAACTGGGAGTGGCGCTTCCCGGCCCAGATGAAAAGCTACCGGAGGATATTGAACTCCGCATATCAAGGCTGGTTGCCCCAGCGGCAGACCAGATTACCGGTAAGGCCAAGATGATGGCCCAAGCCGAGCAAAACGCCAAGCAAGTGGAAGACCCGATTGTTCAGATGCAACAACGGGAGATAACCCTCAAAGAGCAAGAGGCAATGGCTAAGGCGCAAACCGAGATGGCTAAGATACAGGCCGATCTTGAAAAGTCCCAAAACAAATCAATGGTTGATCTCCAGAAGATGGAGCAACAAGAGCGCATAGAAAGCGCACGACTCGCATCCAAGATGGCTACCCAGCAGAGCAGGGATGAGTCGCAAAAAGAAATCGAAGGCTTCAAAGCCGGTTTCAATGCAATCAGGGACTTAGTCGATGACTAAAAAAGCAAGCAACAACATGTTGCAGGCGCTTCAAACTGAGTATCGCGATCACATGAACGAGATCACCGACCATATAGCGGTTGGCGGATGCAAGGACATGGAAGAGTACTCCCGCTGTGTAGGGATTATTCAAGGATTAGCCTACGCAGAGCGCGCACTTCTTGATCTTAACGACAGGATAGAGCGCGACTAATTCGCTACACGGTGTAGTGCATGGTGACGCCAGACGCCTAACTCTGGTGCAGGAAAGGAATTATGACTGAAGAGCAAAAAACTGCTAGTCAACTACCTGAGCCTAAAGGTTACAAACTGCTTATAGCCCTTCCGGAGCCAGATGAAAAAACGGAAGGCGGCATACTCAAATCAAAGCAAACAATGGACATAGAGGAAATCGGTTCTATTTGTGGCTTTGTGCTGAAGATGGGTCCAGATGCCTATAACGATGAAAGTCGTTTCCCGCACGGCCCATATTGCAATGAAGGCGAGTGGATATTGATGCGTTCCTACAGTGGGACGCGGTTCAAAATTCACGGCAAAGAGTTTCGCCTGAT